ACGAAGAAGTATTGAGACGAGGAGAGGTCCGCGCCTGCCTTCAATGTGATGTTGGTTTGTGCCTGTTGGTAAGCCATCGCTTACGCTCCCTTCTCGGCGATGTATGCGCCGTACAATTCTGGATTGATTTGTAGTGTCTTACTGATCGCTTGCGGCTTCGTGAGACCCGGTTCGGCATTCATGAGATCTTCGGCTGATTTCTGGATTTTCGCCCATGCTCCGCCGGAGGTCATTTGAGCCGAAGTCCCCGCTTCGACGAGTACCGCTCCGCCTTGGAGCGCCGCCGAGCTTGCTTCGAGAGCTTTCTCGACGCGAGCGCCAAGACCTTCGTCGCGAGCCTTCGCCTCGAGTACGAGATCAACGACCTCGTCGAGAGTATGGCCGGGGATGTTGCCGAGGGTTTGCTCGGCTTTCTTGACGTATTCGGTCCGCTCGCGTTTTGCGATCTCGACTCCGAGCTCTCGCTCGAGTTGAGCCGCCTTCTCGACGAGCTCCTTCTTCGCCTTGTAGATGGACTCGAAAGCCGCTCGAGCGCCTTCGGGGATTTCTCGGAGAGCCTTCTCGAGCTTCTCTTCGTCGTCCTCTTTCTCGGTCTCTTCTTCTTCGGCTTTGTCCGCTTCTTCCTCTTCGGAAGCCTCGACCTCGACCTCGACCTTCGGAGCCTCTTCCTCGCCGCTAGCCGCTCGGAGAGAGCGGAGAGCATCGGCGACGGACATCTCGTCCGAATAAGCCTCGAGGAGTTTCATCGCCGCCATTACGGCCGTTTTTGCGTCCTCGGGGAGCTCCATCTTCGACATCTCGTCGGAGAGTTTCTCCATCGCCTCGGACTCTCCCTCGGCCTTGAGGACCTGGACGAGGATCTCATCCATAGTTGGTGCGTTCTTCATGATTTGAAATACCTTTCGATTCGCGCCGCTTTCGACGAGAGAGACCTCCTCGGTCTTAACCGCCTTAAGCGACGTGGGTCGTCGCTTGCGTTTCATGGGTTTCCCCTTGTCGTGTTTTTGTACGTTGCCGGCTCGGCGATGGAGAGGTCGGCTCGACCTCAAAAAGATCTTACCAGGTTGATCGATCGGGTCAATCCCGCTCGATGAATTCGATCGTCGGCATTTCACCGGCTCCGAGGTCTTCGCGAGTCCCGACGCCTCCGATCGAGAACGCGTTGAGCTCGCCGTTTTTGACCTTCGACCATAGTTCCGGAGGTAGCCTCACACCGAGGACCCAAGACCCGGAGGTGACGAAGTCCTCTCCGAATCGGGTCCGAAAGGACCGGTGAGGCTTACCCTCGATGGCGAGTCGGTAGTCTTCTTCCGATGGGTATCGCTCGATGTAAGACTCGACGACGGTCGCTCCTTCGGCGTCTCCATTGTGATCGAGACCGATGGTCCTCGAGCTCTCGAGGAAATCGTGAGCCGTCTCCTCGATGACCGCCGGAGAGAGGAAGTCCTCGTGAGCGTCGAGCTCGGTCGGGTCCAAGACGACACCGTAGACGATGCGCTTCTCGTCGTCGGCCTTGTAGATGCCGACCGCTCGGCTCTTCTCGGCTTCCTCTTTCGCCTCGAGTTGTCTCATGACCTTGTCGGCGAATCGTTTCCCCTCATCGCCTCCCCAGAGCTTCCACGCCTGGATGCCTCGGCCTGGGTAGTCCGGATGATTCGGGTCGCTGTTCTGAGGTGAGTCGAGGTCGACCTCATGTCGAGCGAAGAAGGACGCCATCCGTCGAATCGTATCCTCGGAGACCCGTCGACCGTTTGCCAGGTCGCGAGCTCGAGCGACACCGACCTCGGTCCCGCCTCGGTTCGATGGAGGTTGCCCCTCTCGCATCCGGAGACCGATCTCGGCTTGTTCTTGGACGCCCTTCGGCGGAAGGAAGGAGTCGGCCTTCTCGAGTATCGCTCCGAGCTCCGCGAGCCTTCGGCCAAGACCGTCTCGAGCTCGGTCGGTCTTGATGGCCGCGGGATGAGGAAGGGAGACGTCGACGACATCGCCGAGGAGTTCCTTCGCCGTTTTACCAAGGGTCACGACCGCGAGAGGCTCGAGGTCCTTCACCTCGTCGAGCTCGCCTAGGTCGACGACATCGACATCGGGACGACCGAGACCGAGAGGCTCGAGGTAGCTCTTCACGAAGCGTTCTCCGCTCGGTCCGCATAGGTGACGACGTCGAGCGATGTCGAGGTCGCTCGGTGTCGATACGACGAAGAGGAGACGCTTCTCGACCTTCTCGGTCTCAATTTGCTCCTCGCCCTCCTCGTCCTCTTTTCCGACTCGAGCGGTCGCCGTCGCCGCGGCGAGGTCCTTGTTTCCGGTCCTCTCGAGGATCGCTTCGTAGATGCGATCCCACTCGGCCGGTTTCTCGATGTTCTCTTCGTGCTCTTCCATCAATTGGAACTCGTACGACTCGGAGGCTCCATCGTGAGGAACATAGTCGCCGACCATGAGCATCGGTCCTCGACTGGTCTCCATCCAGTGGTACCCCTTCGGAGCTTGTATCGCTTTAGTCTTCATCGGACTCGTCCTCCTCATTTCCGTAAGTTGAAGCGATGAGCTCCTCGTCCGCTCCCGGAGGAGCCGCCTCGAATCGAGCGGAGTCCTTTTGAGGTTGAGGAAGGTCGGCGAAGTTGCGGACGTATTCCTCGAGCTCGTCGTCCGGTGTGATGATGCCGGCTCCGGTGAGACTTGCGAGAGACGCGGCGAGCTCGTTGAGGTCGGCGGTCTCGATGTCTTCATAGTGAAGGACCGGGAAGAGGTTCGTCGGGACACCATTCAATCGGAGGAGCTTCGGGATTGCATCGTTATTGATGACCTCGGCGATGGCGTCGAGATAGGTCCCGAGCGCCTGGGCGAAGAGGCTCGTCTTCGTCGATGCGAGAGCGAAGGACCCGACCTTGTCCATCCCGAGGAGCACGAACTCGCCGAGGACCGTGATCGCTTGTCGGCTCTCGTGTCGCTTTATGATCTCGTTGACATCGATCGGACGTCGTCCGCCTGAGTTGAGAAGTCGGAGACGGTATCCCGACGGAGAGCCGTCCGAGTTTGTCTCGGATGGAAGGAGGACGCCTTCCATCTCATCGCGTGAGACTCTCGTGATGAATTCTTTCATCTGAGCGACGACCGCCTTTTGAGACGAGCTCGCGGAGCTCGAGAGCATCTCGGCCGGTACCTCGAGGACGGGGAGACCGGCGAGGTCTCGAGCGACACCGATCGACTCATATGTGATGAGCTTCTTTTTGTAGTAGTACGAGAGGAATGCGTTTCGGAGGAGAGACCTTCCTTCGGGGTTGTTCTTGTGAGACTCGGTCCGGAAGTGAAGCATCTTCTCCGCTGGGATGTAGCGTCGTTGGAAGTCCGGCGGAGCGAGTTGAGTGAACCCGAGGACATCGCCGTCCTCGTCGAGGTCCCAAGAATAAACCGTGTCTTGAGCTCGTATCGGGAAGCCTCTCCATCCGATTCGACCGTCGGTAAACTTCGAGCGTCGGGTCTTGAGCTCCTCGTCGGGACCGCGTCGGATCTTGTATGTGATCTCGTGTACCGAGTAACCGTAAACGAGGAAGGACAAGATCTCGGAGAGGGTATCGGTCCAGGTTCGATCCATATCCTCGAAGAGACACTCGGAGACGAAGTCGGCGACGGCTCGAGCTTCGTCGGTGTCTTCGGCCGCATCGATTCTCCAATCGACTTGACGGACGAGGGTCTTGATAGCGTAGAGGATCGCTCCGATGATGGCGTCGTTCTCCGCCATCTCTCGGTACATCCGAGTCCCCTTCTCGTGTTTCAGTTGCTCGAGGAATTCTTCGTTGACGATGCCGGAGTAGTTCTTGAGACCCGTCCGTCCGAAGACTTGAAAGAGGTCGAGGTCCTTGTCTTGTGTCATTTTAGCTTTCCTTCTCTTTGTAGTCTGAGGACTTCCGAGGCCGGAGCCGCGACGATATCACATCGACAGTTGGCGATGTGTCGGATGGGTAGGTTCGACCAGTCCTTCGGATATCGAGGACGGAAGGTCTTTCCGCCCATCCTCGCCGGTTCGGTAAACTCGAAGCGGTCTCCGACCCGGATGATGGTCCCGTCGAGATCTTGGTGACCTCGACCGTTCTTATAGTCGGGACCGGCGGTCCACATCACATGTTCTCCGCCGGTCGCTTCGATTGCATCGTATCGAGCCGCGGTTCGAGCCATCCCGATCTCGGTCCTAGCGACGAGCGCCGCTCGGCTCCATAGCTTACGCGCGAGAGGATGTCCGAACTTGAGAGGCTCGAGCATTGCGCGAGCCGGGACCTTCTTCCCTGGGACGTCGGCTCCGTCGAGGTATGCCGAGGTTCGGATTCGCTCGGAGAGCTCGGTCACGGTGAGGCC